TAAAGTGGAGCGCGAGAAGCAAGCGAATGAGTTGCAGGATTTCGACGATGAGCTGGACGAATGGCGCCCCTGGCTGAAGGGCCTGAAGTGGGGAATGACCGTCATCGGCGGCATCGTCGTGACTGCGTTCGTGGTAGCGCTGATCTGGGCGCTGATCCAGAGCGGTGGAAAGCTACCGTGAGCACGAAGGGGCCGGACTACGATCGCGAAATAGACCGGCTGTGGCAAAAGGTGTTGGATTCCATGAACAGATTTCTGGTACGCAGCAGCAAGGTGCGCATCATCCAGGTAACGGCAGCCTGTTATTCAGGTAGCGAGTGTGTAGCCTACCTCAAACGGGCGCTGAAATGGATCGAGCAGCACCCAGAGGGGGGACTGTGATTAGTGAGCGCGACGGACGATGCGCGCCGGATACGGATCGCGGCGCTTTATCTACGCGGCCTAATGCCGCTGGAGATAAGGGCCGCGGCAGCGGACTTTACTCAGACTAACTGAAACCAAAGTGACCACAAAATGACCAGTAATTCTGATCATGATCTTCCTGTCGAAGCCTATCCAGTGCTAGATAAGCGCCTTGCTAAATTGTTGGACGTGATACGCAGCACCCCCAAAGAAAACGGCGAAGAAGACGATGAGGCTGACAAGAAATGCTATACGGCCATATTGTATGGAATTGCTCGTGCTACGCCGGGTATTCGGGAAGACTCAATTTTCGATAGGTCACGGGAAGATGCAAAACAAATTTGCTCACGCTCAGTGTGGTATGGAGGGTGGAAACAAAAGCCAGAAATAAAGGCCGTCTGGGAATATGTAGTCAAACTGACTCGGACATACCGCGATGCAGAAACGATGCGTATCGAGATGGGCGCACAGCAATTGCTTAAACGAAGCCTGGCAGAAGGACAAGTGGACGCCATTGAAGGGCTGCGCAAGACGGCACTGAGCATGTTGGACCGAGCAGACTTCCGCACCGAGGCGTCAAAGACACTACTGACCCTGGGCAGCGAGGAATTGGCGGCGCGACTGGCCGCACCACATCCCGGCGCGCTGCCGGTGGAGATCACCGGGCAGCCAGAACAGGTGGTGAAACTTGACGTTAGCGCGCTCCCTGCTGAAATCCTGCGGGCTCTCGCAGACAGCAGCCCAGATAGCGGAGCTACAGCGGGCAGCCCGGAGGACGTTAGCGACCGACAGCCTGATTGACTTCACGCGCTGGACGTATCCGCAATATATTGCAGATCCGGCGCATTGGCTGATTGCCACGCACCTTGAAAAAGTTATCAGCGGCGCGATCACGCGGTTGATGGTTTTCGCCCCACCCCAGCACGGCAAAAGCGAGCTGGTAAGCGTGCGCTTTCCGGCTTACTGGTTGGGCAAGCGTCCCGACGATCCCGTCATCCTCTCCAGCTACGGCGCCAGCCTGGCCGAGCGACACAGTTCCGAGGCGCGGGCCTGCGTTGAGAGCGAAGCCTACGCCGAAGTATTCCCGAACATTGAAACACGGAAGGATAGCCGGGCCAAGCAGTTATGGCGCATTACCGAGAAGCGCGGGGGGATGCTGGCCGTGGGCGTTGGCGGCCCGATCACCGGGCACGGGGCTTATCTGGGCATCATTGACGACCCGTTCGAGAACTGGAAACAGGCGCAGTCGCTCACAGTGCGCAACCAGGTCTGGGACTGGTGGCGCGGCACCTTCCGCACCCGCATCTGGGAGAACGGTGCGATCATCCTGGTCTGCACGCGCTGGAACGAGGACGACCTGGCCGGGCGCATTCTGTCAGAGCAGGGCGAAAAGTGGACGGTGCTGCGGTTGCCGGCGCTGGCCGAGACTCAGGCAGAACGCGACGAAAGCCACG